GGTTTTGGTGCAAAAACTTCTGTCTTATCAGAAAAAGGGTAGAAACTAACCTTATTCATAAAATCTCCTAATCTCTTTTACCATTATATCACTTGCCTCAAAAACCATGTTGTACATTGGAGAGAATCTACTTATCTTTCCATACTCTTGATCAATCATATGATTTCCTATTTTCTTAAATTGAAAATGAACAAAAGGTGGATCAACATGTTGCGTGTTGTTTGGTATTTTTTTAAAACTTATTGTGTCTTCTGATATTAGAAATGAAGAACTTTTTGGTTGCCTAATGTCAACAGATATATTTTCATCAATAATCCAGGGTACATAGAATCTAAATGTTTGATTAAAACATGTTGCAGAGTCACCAAAGTCTTCCCTATCTGACAAGTAGTATTGCCTAATCCAAGGACGATCTAAGTTCCACATAATTCTTTCTTTATATGGCTCATCCCTTTCCATTGTGTTAATAATTTCAGGGCTATTAACTAAAAATATCTCAGCATGATTGGTTTGCTGAAGAGTAACTACATTGTTATCAATACTTAGTAGTTTTGGTTTTGGGTATAGCCTATCAACATAAAGGTTAATTGGTTTTATAATATCATTATCTTTTCCTTTAATGCCTTCAGGATAACTAAGCCATCTTGATGGAACCCTAGATCTTTTATTAATCCATAAAAAAGATTCAGACTTTGATTTATGCCATATAAAAAAGTCTTCTCTTAATTCAGAGATTGACTCGTTATTGCTCTGTTTCATCCCAATCCTTATTTAATAATTCTTTTGGTATAACCTTGTACCCACTTCTATCAATACCAATCTCATATCCCTTTTCAGCCTCTATCCAACCTAACAACTTAACTGTTCTATATTCTGAGTCTGATAGTTCTGCACCCCAAATAATTAAACCACGATTAAGATCCTTTTCACGCACTGCTGGACCAGACTGTGTTCTTACTCTTCTTACCTCTATGTTTGTTCCTACATCTGGCATATCTTTATATTTCTTATGCTTTCTACCGTCCCAAACTGAGGCATGCCAATACTGGTTTGTATATTTAGCAACTGCTAATTCACAAATTGCTGATGCAGGTTGAGCGTTTCTATCTTCTTCCATACTAGATCTATTGTAGTATGAAGCATCTACCTTATTCCAATTCTCTGTATATCTTCGCATACCTACCATATAGGCGTGTTCATATTCCCATGGTTCTAATTCAACTATCAACTGTATTCCTATTCTGTTAGTATTGCGAGCCTCGACTCAGGATTGAACTGAGGACCTTCCGCTTACAAGGCGGACGCACTACCACTGTGCTATCGAGGCGTGGGAGTAACAGGACTTGAACCTGTGATAGCCGAATTATGAGTTCGGTGCCTTAACCTACTTGGCTATACTCCCTTTGGCTGGCGTGGTAGGTCTCGATCCTACGACTTCGAAATTAACAGTTTCGCACTCTGCCAACTGAGTTACACGCCATTGTTTTTAATTACCTGGTTCTATTTTTATTACATCTCCAAAGTCTCCTGCTTCAACAACAGTTATCTTGACACCACCATAACTAACGCTGTCGCCTTTTATAAGTGCTCCCTTTTCAGAAATACTTTGTCCAGGACATTTCTTCTTTGGCGTAGTGGAAGGAACGTGAATAGTTTTTTCATTCCAGCCTTGACCATATCTTGAAGCAACGTAAACAAGTGCTCCTTGTTGACACTTTGGAATCTTGTAACTGTAACCGTAGGGCCTTACTGATTCAACGGCTATATAATCTGAACCTGAAAGTGGCACCATCAGTAATTTCTCATAACCACCTTTAATAGTTGATGGTTTTAGCCAATGAGTAGTCACTTTGTCTTTCGGGGCACATCTAACTTGATCTTCACTAATCATTTGTAGAATCCATTTGTGTAATGCCAACCAGTCGCTATCTTTCTCAAACATGATTGACCACTTCATTGATTCATTTGGTTGGCCAAATACCTGATTGAAAGTAGTAAACGTGCCAGAAGAATGTCCCCATTCGTGCATTTGACCTAATGCCCCTGAGCCATTAAATTTGTAATTTGCTACCCAGTTTCCATATTTCTTTTTATTTTGTTCACGACTTCCAACATCAAAATTGTATGGATGATCTGTTACATAAAGTCGTCTCACAAGTTTTTCTTGTGTCTGGATAGTGGAATCAAAAAGATTAAAATTCATTAAGTCTTTTCTTTTGGTGTTAGGAGGCCCTACAACCCACATATGGTTTGACTTAGAAAAATCGATAGCAGGATCTGCAACCGCAACAACATCTTGAACCAATCTCAAGTAATTTGGAATTGCTTCATCAGGGTGCGTATTCTGGCCAGAAGTAGATCCAGTTGAGAGCCAATGATCTCCAACATCATATGATTTTAAAGTATTTGGAATCATGAAATATTTATCTGGCACAATAATCTTGAAATTAAATGGAAGATCACTTTGCTTATTCATCACATCTTCCATTGCTTTAATCCAGTCTTTGTAGTCTTTTTGAGGATTGGATTTAACTTTGTAGTCAGGTGTTTGGAATGGAACAAATTGCAAAGTGTAATTAGGACCTAAAATTTCACCTCGTGCCTGTTTTCCTCTTTGCGAACCCCAATAATTAGCGATCATGCATTGATCAGCACCAAGTAATTCTGCTCTATCACTTTGAGCAGTTTTAGGAGTTTTAGAAGTTAATTTCCCACTGACATATCTATAAGGAATTGGACAGGCTGGATAGTTCCAGGTGAAGTCTTGATATTTCTTCCAAGCAGCAGGAACCTTTGGATCTTTTTCACATCTATCGCCCACACGAGCATCAGTTGGAATTTGAGTTAAGGCAGAAGTTGGAACTGAAATGCTAGATAACACTAAAGACAAAGCAATAATTATTTTTTTCATTTTATTATAACTCCATCTACTTATTCTGTAACTTTTACTATTTTATCAGTAACGATCAGACCTTTTTGCCATTGTGTTGCAACAGCAACATTTGCAGAAGATGTTGTTTGAGGAATTAAACCAAACAGCACTGAGCCATAATTAAACTTACCTGTTGGTAATACTCCAAAATAATCTGTATTTTGATCATGATTTCCTACTGGAAATGTAGAAACAGAAACTGTATCAGTGATACATGCTGGATATGCTACTGGTTTTCTGTTTGAATCATTACCTGTAGAAACAAATACTGGAATACCTTTATTTTTTAAACTGGCAACTGTTGCTCTAATTGCTGGATCAACAATTTTAACATTAACTAATCCAGTTGGAGAAAGTTTACAATCGCCTGGCTTTTTCATATTTCCACTTAATCCGTAAGAAAATGACACAGCAGATACATTTGATGAATTAGCATCTACCCATTTTAATGCTGCAAGAAAATCATTACCATTTAATATTCCAACTGCACCTTTGTTTGATACTGTTGCAGATCTAACTAATATAAGTGGAACATCTGGATTATTTCTACGAGCAACTTCAACCATAGCCATACCATGATTTACTGGATCAGAAACTCTTTTTGAAGGTTTTGGTGTATTTACACACTTATCTGTTGCAATACAAACAATAGTTGTGTTAGCAACTCTTGTATCAAAGTAACTATCAATAATTATAATTGGTTTAGTATTAACTGCTGGTGTTGGAGTTGGTGTAACAACTGGTGTTGGTGTAACAACTGGTGTTGGAACAACAACTGGTGTTGGACTCTCAACTATAGGTGTTGGAGTTGGTGTAACAACTGGTGTTGGAACAACAACTGGTGTTGGACTCTCAACTGCATTTGCTGGAACTGCTAGTACTGAAAATAAAACAGATAAAACAATAAACATTTTTTTCATTAAGATAACTCCATTAATCTAATTACATAACAACATGGGTCGCCGCCTTGGTCCCACTCTTCTTGCTCTTCTTCGCTCATGTATTGAAAACCACCATCATGAGTACTACAAAATGGCTCAGTTATCCAGCCTTTGTCAATGCCTTGTAACAGCCAAATCTCAAATTCTGTATTCATATATCTAGTATAGACCTAGATGCTTACCGTGTCAATAGGACCAGTGCAAGATGTTGAAAAATTAATAGCAGCACCTACTGCTTGAATAACTCTGTTTCTTCCATTCTTTTGTTTTTGAGTAGAGTAAAGTGATCCTAATGCAAACTCTGATGCTGAGCCCATTGCTAAATAATCTAAATCATATTCTGTTAGTGACATATCTAAAGCACTGTGTTCAAACATTCTACCTTTAACACAAATTATCATTCCAAAGTCTGAGTCTTTAGAAACGTCAACCCACCATTTGTCATAGAAATCTCTTAGTGATATTAAAAATTTTGTATACATAAACTTATCTATGTTACCTTCTGGTACAGGTGGTTTAAAGTTTAACCTTATTCTTTCACCATCCATGGTGCCAGCATATCCTATTAGATATTGACCAGTCTTCCAAACTTTAGGTGCTTTTAAAGTAAGCATGCTGTTTTCATCTGATGCACCTCTGTCACCAGCCATATAAATCTTATTTTCTTGTCTAACTACTGCAATGCAGGTCAAATGAAACCCTCTCTAGATATGGTTATTTCAAGTATACCATTACCCAGGGAGGGTGTCAAATACCTACTTAGATTTCTTGTCTACTGAGTTAAATGCACTATTGATTTCTTCGATGCTTAGTCTTCCATCATCGATAAATCCTCGTGCTAGTTTTTCAACTACTGTGGCAACTCCTAGAGTTCCTGCAAGAATTATTGCACTCACAGTATCGATACCGATAATTGCACCAGCACCAATAACCCCAAGTCCATTGGCTGCAAATACAGCGATTATTCTAAGTAGAATATTTTTAATACCGCTTATTGCTCCCATTGCCTTTTCGTCATCTAATTTTGTTTCTTTTGCCATGTTATTCCTCCCCTCTAACTCTTATTGTCACTAACCAGACAACAAGAACTATGATGATTGCATAACCAACAGTGATCTTTGCAGATCCTTCAAGCACTAGCCATGCTGCGAACATACCTAGTAATGTCCACAATTGATTTAATGTTTCTACAAATGCTTCTACTAGCCATGCCCATACAAACTTAACTGCTTTCCATACTTTTTGAAACATCCATACAATTAATTTCCAGGTACTAACAAATACCCATTTAATTGCATTGTATATACTTGTGATAATCCAGGTAACAAATTCAATACCTTCTTTGACTACCGCTACTACTGCTTTATATATACCTTTTATGATCTTCCAAACAAGATTAAGAACATAATTAACTACCGCCCAAACCTTGATCAGAATAAACTTAACTAGGTTTATAGGTAACATAACTACGAACTTAACTGCTTTGAAGATAAATTTAAAAGGTTTTAATATTGCTTTTATCATTTTATCCTCCTTGTATTTCTACGATTCTTAAGTTTAGGCTTACGCTTTACCTTAAGTTTTTTCTTTTTGCTGTCGCTGCCTTCGCCACCGCCGCCAGCGTCTCCCCCACCACTACTTCCACCAGATCCTGATGGACCAGATGTACTACCAGTTGGTGCACTTGAGGTTGGTGGTATTGCTGCCATTGCTGCACCTACTGCTTGAACAGCAATAACTGATGCAATAACTACATCTTCTGAGTCTTCTCTTTCTTCTTCTGTCATATCAGCACCCAATTGTCCAAGTGCTTCAAATGTTTGACTTGGGTCTGAAAATAACTCTCCTATTAAGGCTGTAGGGTCAGACAGTTGTTCAAAAATAACTGCAACACCTGCCTCTATCTCAACACCTTCACGGTATTCAATTATTTGATTCTCATCTAACTGTTCTAAAAGTTCTAACACCTGCTCATCGTTTAACTCTTCTAATAATTCAGTAATAGGCATTGCTTCATCAACTTCATAGTTATCCAACAATAAGTCTGTAATGTCTTGCAATTGTTCATCTGAAATTTCTTCTTCATTAACTATTAGTTCATCAATAGCATTGTTAATTTCTTCTTCTACTGGTATAATTTCTTCTATAGGAGTTGGTTCAAGTGAAGGTTCGATTACAGGTTCTGGTTGTAACTCTTCTATCACTATTGGTTCTGGTTCCTCTATCACTACTGGCTCTGGTTCGAATGTTGGCTGAGGGTTTGGGTCTGGTTGAACTGGATCAGGAGTTGGACTTGGAGTTGGATCAGGACTAGGTGTTTCTGTAGGCGTAGGAGTAGGGCTAGGGCTTTCTGTAGGTGTTTCTGTAGGTGTTGGTGTAGGACTTGGAGTTTCTGTAGGTGTTTCGGTAGGTGTTGGGGTAGGGCTTGGTGTAGCACCACCAGTTGACTCATAGATATATCTTGTATATTCATTTGAACTATTTAATCCAACTACAGTTCCTACTCTCCATCCACCACAAATCTGTCCATCTCCACAATGACCAGTATGCCAAGATAAACGAAGTGAGCCATCATCTAAATTTCCACCCCATGCAGCATAAGTATCTGCAGAAGTTTGTTGGATAGTACTATTTGGAGCAAACCCCATAGAGCCATAGCCTGTATTAAAATACCAATAGGAACCGTTTTCTAATAGAGTTTGATTAGACATGTTTGGTTGAATGGTAAATACCATTTCTCTTTTACCAGCAGCAAGAAGCATTAAGTTTGAGTTATTGGTTAATCCACCAGCATATAGAATATAGTCTTGATCACAAGCAGTGGTTATATTTGATAATAAATCAGTACCTCCATAAGTTCCAGACCAACACAGAGCCCATCCACCAGATTCAACTACAGATTTATCAACATTTTGTTGTGGTCCAGATGGGTAATAGGTTGGAGGATTAGCAATTGATTTAACTAATGGAATACAAGAAAGTAATAGTATGCAGGATACTATAAAGACAAAGAATGCTCTGCGAAGAGTCCTAAAGTTATTAATTTAATAACTACCTCCAATGTGAGATAGTACTATTATAACATTTTATTAGATTAGTTTAAACTGATCTAGGTATTCAAGTGCTTCTTTTGGTGGTTCTGGTCTAATCACATTGTTGTTAACAAACAGTTCTTTTGATCT